ATTTCAATTCCTATTTTTTTTAGTCTTTCTGTAAATACCGTTATCTTATGCAAATTAATTTTTTCTTCTAGCCATTTCACATAGTCATCACTAAAGTGTTCTACTCTTTGCTCCATTAACGCTACTGTATAAACATCCAATTCTGTTTCTTCTCTGTAAATTTGTTTAATATCCATAAACATATTTATAATTTAGTTAAAAACTCTTTTCGTTCTCTAAAGATAACTATATTTTATTGATAAACAAATTTATTTTAAAAATTATCATTCGGTTTGATATTTAAATTATTGTGGATTTTATGCAATTCCGCTGTGTCATTAATTAATTTGGCGTGATACAGCTCTTTTTGCTCATCCAAACTTTTTGCACCTTTTCTAGGCATCGGGTCAATTCCGTTGATCAGGAATCCTTTGCCGTTATTGTATTCGAAGTATAATTCCTCGTCAATAATTGTCGGTGAACCACCCGTAAATNTGTCTTTTATTTTTGGCGTTCCAATCATTGTGGTATTCTTCATCGTTGGATGTTGGGTTAACCTGTGGCAAATTATAAAATTATCCGCCTTATTAGCAAAAGGTTTNCCGCCNTCGATATTTGATTTTTGAGGTGGCGCAACGTGTCCGTTGTAGATGTGTTCTTTTGGGTAAAATCCNCTNCTNCGACCGCTTTCGGTGTTTGGATGAGCATTGATAAAAATACTTTTTTGCTCTATTTTGTTTATCATTTTTAATTCATTCATAACTTTGTAATTTTCAGAGTAAACAAACGGAGTGTCTAACCCATTGAACGGGTCAATTAACAAACAATCCGTTTGAGTTGATAGCCATACATCTGTCAACTGGGTGGGGGTGTACATTCTTTGATTATCAACGAATTTAAAGTAATTTTCGACAAGCATTTCGGCTGAACGAACTTCTTTGTGATTTAATTCAAAATAATTTTTACCAGTCCATAGTTGAATTAAATCTCTCATCACTTTGTGTGCATAATTTTCGTCCATGAAGAGCGTGAATTGCAAACCATGCGTCATCGCCAAACAAAGGAAGTACCATTCAGCCCAATAGGTCTTCCCAACATTATCATGTCCTAAAATAATTGTTAATTCACTTGGTTTGTAAACGAAGTGTTTATCTAGGTCGCAACCAATACCCAAACCCATCTGTATTTTTCCATCTGTCAACTTGGTAAGATAGTCGGTACTGTGCCCGTTTTTTAATATGCTCATAAGATTAGGCCCTCTTTATAAAATTGGCTACCAAGTTCATTTGTCCACTCTACGCCATTGTCTAAATACTCTTTTTTCTTTAAGACTAAATAATTTTGAGCTTTTAAGTGATTTTCATTTCTTTTCACATCCAACGTTTCTATTTGGGGAAATTGGCTTACCCTCACTTCATCCTCCCAATGTTTACCATTTAGCCATGTCACGGGATTTTTACGATATTGTAAATCGGGAGTATTTTTAACGTAATTATCGACAACTGCTAAAATAGCCTTAATTTCTGAATCTTTTAGGGCTGTGAATTTTTTATGTGTTTTTTCTCGACCTATTTTTTTGTCGTACTTATTCCAAAATAAATCAAACTCAATCTCTTTATCTTTATCTTTATCTTTATCTTTATCTTTATAGCTAGATTTTTGCTTAAGCAAACTTGTAGCATTGCTAGATTTTTGCTTACCACCCTTAGAGCCCGCTACCTGTCTAGCTTTCCTGTTGTTTGAAAGCATGTCAAATTGGTCATTTAAGAACTTTATTGAAACAGAATCCGACTTTTTTTCGTGTGATAAAATATCAAATAAAATTAACTTTTCAATTAACTTTTCATCATTTTTAAACTTCTTTTGAAGCGTTGTTTTAGTTACGCTACAATCTTGCACCCAATAATAAGCGCATACAGAAATGAATAATCCTTGCATCTCGTAAGATTCAAGACTTATATCTCCGTTCTGCCATTCCTGTGCAGTAAAACGAAAATATGGTAGTTCTTTAGCCATGATTACACTATTTTTTTAATCTATTTCTAATTTTATAAAATCTTCGCCTTTTTTTACCTTCACTTTATACTGATGAAGTTCAGTAATTTCCTTGTCATTTACGCCATATTTTTTCTGTAAAATATCAATAATTAACTTCGTGGGATTGTCAATATCGCTGCCCCAGTTGCTAAATCCGTAGGTAATTGTTAACTTTTTAAACGATTTCAATTCTACTTTCGGCAAAGACAATAAAACAAGTTTTTCGTACATTTTGTATTTTTCGGTCTTGAATCTACGACCCCGCCACGCCTGATTAACTGACAATGGCTTGATTTTTAAAGTAAATGTCATAACTCCATCTTTACATTAAACGCCGTATGACCGCCAATCACTATACCTACTCCGATTGCTTCTTTTTTTCCACCTTGCATGTAACCCATTGCGTAAGATTTGCTGTCTATTCCGCAACCTACTTGCATTGCGAAAAGAGCGGAGTATTTTCCAAAGAACCATTCAACATACATTTGAGTATGAAAATGACCGCTAACTGTGCTTACCATGTCTCGTTTGGCGGCTGTTTTAGCTACACTAGACTTATCTCCATGAATATAGCGTACTCCATCAACGTAAACCTCCGTTACGTAGTTCCATTTAGGCGTTTCTAGGACTTCTTTAAATTCTTTTATCCACTTGCTCGGGATGTTGCTAGACTGCGCCTTACGGACTATAATTCTATCGTGGTTTCCAAGGGTTACATCTGCTTCTGGAAATGCCTTATACCACTTAGAAATACGCTTAATAGCTAACTCTAGCTCGTCTTTTCCACCCATACCATCTGCATCGGTTTCGTGATAGCTGGAGTAATGCGAATCAATTAAATCGCCAATAAATATCACTTTGTTACAATTGTATTCTTCAAATGTTTTAATACAATAATCTAGGTAACCATCTAGGCAAAACGGCTCGTGCAGGTCTCCAATCACTAAAACTCGATTTTCAACTTTAATCAATTTTTTATAGGCTTTAAGTACATTTCCGTATAACCTTGGACGCTCTTGTTTCATATTTTTAGTTTAATTTTTCGCAATTTACAATAAATTATTTACCTTTTATTCAAATCCTTTTGTTAAGAATTGTCTAAATGCTCTTTGGATGTCTATCTGTTGTTCTATTGTCCATTTGTCTGCAGAATCCATTATCTTACTGTCGAGCGTTCTTATTTGAGAAATCATGTTTTTTATTCTTACTTTCAATGCTTTGCCTATCATTCCCTCGCAATCTTCCAATAGGTCGGCTATTGATGGTAGTATAGCAATTGATGCTGTTAATTTCTGTTCTTTTGTCATTTTTTAGTCTATTTCTTGATTGTTTTTATTTTCAAATTTTTGTTCTTTTGTTAATTCTTGACGCATCAATACGCTGTATCTTTTTAGTCTATTTACCGATTGTATTCTGGGTTTTTCAATCTCAAAAAGTCTGTTTTTAAAGTTCATTAAATAAGATTTATAATCGTTATTTGGTTTTTGAGATAAAAAATTTGCTATATTTTTATTCCCATGAATAACCGTTGCGTGGTTCTTGCCAAATAACTGACCGCATGTCTTTAATGAGTTGTTTGTGTAAGCATACTGATAGGCTATTATAAAGTAACGGGCAACTACAAGCTCTCTTTTTCTGCATTTATCCATTAGTTCCTCTTTTTTAAAGCCACTAGCGGAAAACAAGTCCTTTTCGGTTAAACTACTAGGCAAGCATAGCAAATCTCTCAAACATTCCTTGCTTTGGTCATCAATGTATTTTGTGCTTCCGCTAGATTTTTGATAATAAATATCAATCAAATCTTTTTTTGTGAATTTGTAATCTTTGCCTACTTTTTTGTGGATTGAAATTTTCATTACATCTAAAAAATCAATTATTATTTTTTCTCCTTTTCTCATTTTTTCTCTGTTACGTTGTAAATTATTCCTAGATTCAATTTCCTAAACTCTTCAAAAAGTTGTTCGAAAGATTCGGACTGTATATTTATTCCTGATGCAAAATAATCTTCTTTTTTCTTGTGGTACACCACGTGGAACGTTTTTTTAAAAGTCAAAATGTTTGGTTTTGCATTTTCATTAATCGTAAATACTGACCGAATGTCGTTGTCTTTTTTCATTTTGTTTGTTTTAATTGTGTAATTTGGTTTACTCTGTTTTTACTCGTTTCTATGTCTTTATGTTGCACATTTGTGTTGATTAGTTGTGTGTTATAGGCAATTGTAAGAGCGACCTCACGGCTTAATGAATATGTATACATTCTGATGAACTTTAGCTAATTTCCCATTCTTAAAACCTCGTTCTAATGTCATTGCCTTAGTGCCGACAGGTTCAACTAATATCAGTTCGTTGTATAACCTCATTCCTGCATTAAAAAACGCTTGTTTCGTTATTCCCGTAAAGTCTTTTTGGTAGCCCTTACGATCCCTTAAATCCCCAACCACAAAGACAGCGTATCCATTTTTCTTTATTAAATTACAACTCTTGCTGATTATTGAATTGTATTTAATAATAAATTCAGCATCCTTCATATTACTTAAATCTTCAGGCAAATCAGAATATACTTCCAANTTCATATAAGGCGGGCAACTGAATAATAAATCAAATTTAATGTTCCATTCATCACTTAATACCTGTTCGCTATCGCCACAATACCATTGTGGTTGATTTTTTATGTCAAGTATTCCGATTGATTGTTCCCTATTGCTTGTACATTGTTCTTCCCTTAATTCAATACCAGTGTATTTATATCCCAAATAGTTTGAAACTATTCCACGAACAGAGCCTCCAGCAAATGGGTCAAGTATCAATCCCCCATCAGGGCAGAACCATTTGTAAATTATTTCACAAATCACAGGGTCAAATACACTCATATTTTGGTCTNTTCCGTAAGTTGCGAAATTACCGGAAGAAAAATTTTTGCCATATTCATAACTACCCAATTTACTTTTTGCATGGGTGTTTTTAATTGCGTCTAACCTTCCTAATTCTGACTTAATACCCAAATTTAGCCATTTGCGTCTTAGCTGTTGCCATTTAGGGTCACGCTTGCTTAACACAGTTGTTGGACAAAGCAAATATTTATCTGCCAAACTCAACTTTTCTTTAATTTCATTTCCAAACAAATCATTCATACTATTGAGATTTAAGAAACAACTGCCCATAACAGCACCTACCCAAAATAGGGGCTTTAGTAGTTATATGAAGTTTTGTGCTTCGATTAATATTCATTGTTTAATTACTATTTTCATTCTATTTATTATAATTCATAAACGTATTTTAACAAACCTCGAAAAGAATATTCTTTTATTTCATTGTTATATACAATTCTATAAATAATTTCATCATAGATTGGCATTCTTTGGTCTTTTAAAATTTTATTTACTATTAAATTTCTAGCTTCTTCTATTGTTATATCTTCTGTCATTCTTTTTATTTTTAGTCTATTAATATTGAATTAATTTATCTTCTTGTTTGGGAGTATACCAACTACTATCTGGTCCGTTCCAAACCTCGTGCCCATTGCACCCGTTAAACTCTGCGAAAATATCACTTTGTTCTTCCAAATTCTTAATATTAACAGTTCCTATTTCAGTCTCTAAATTATTTCTGTAAGCAATTCCATCTAGTATGTCAATACCCCCAATTGTAAAGCTTTGGGTTGATTTTTTGAACTCTGGCAACATATTGAACGCTTCCATCATTTCGATTAATTTATCGTTTATATTCGCCATCTTAAAAGCTTTCAACAGTTGCCCATTTCGCCCAGTCGCCCGTGCTGTCAATTACGCTTTGCGCTTCTTCTTTTGTTTCAAAAATCCAAGCGTCAACGGCACATCCTGTGTTTCTACCACTTTCACAAACATAAGAATTTTCGGTTGCTGAATTATCAAAAATAACGTATTGAACTGCATCAACGATAAAATCGGCGCTTTTGATATGGTCATTCACTAGTTCCATTGTTTCAAATAATTTTACTTTTTCATTAATTGTATTTCTTACTTTAAACATAATTTCTATTTTTTTATTGTTACGTCTTATTGACATTACAAATATACATATCTTTTTTCGTTCCGCAATACTTTTTAACATATTTATTCACATTTATTTTAGAAAGTCAATGTTTACGGTGGTTGTATAGTGAAAATAAATATCGTTTATAGAAGCGATATTGGCAAATATCGTGTTTAAAGGCAATAAAAAAAGGGTGCGAAAATTAATCTACACCCAATTTATAAAGGAAATCAATCTATTTTTCGTTATACAAGCTGCTTTCCATAATTCTTCTCCTGGATAGTCCGTTGCTTACTTTCCCATTTACCTTATTCCACATAAGGAACGCTTTTTGTATTTCTATTCCAGTTGCATCTGCGTTGGAATATCGCACAACCGTAGACTTGGAATAGCCACCCACACCGATATTGTAGCACAAAGAAACAAGCGCATCGAATTGATTCTGGTTTAATGCAGTCTTAGCGTACTTGTTGACCGCATTTTCATATCCTTTAACAGTTGTGTCAAATAGTTCGTAGGCTCTTTCTGTGCATATTGGTTCGTCCGACATTGATACCTTCCTTCCATCTTCGTAGCGCGTTGAACCAATTCCGATAGTCGCCACCTTAGCTGAACATAAATAAGGCTTAGTTCGCAAACCTTCAAATCCTGCTATTAATTCTTTTCCTTTTTTGCTTAATTTCATCTTGTTTGTTTTAATTGTTTAACTTGGTTAACAATGTGTATAAAAGAGCGGGGTTGTTTTCTATTTTAATGCGCAATTTGCCTTAATGGTTATTTGAGAAAGTAATCCTTGAAACTTGGTATCAGTATTATTTTCGCCACCCATCCAAAGCATATCTTCTGCATTAAATATCATCGTCCACCGCATTCGAACCACTATCCCTTCCTCTTCGTTTTCTTTTCTTATCAAGTTGTATATATCTTGCTGTAGTTTTTTGTTTTCGGCTTTTAACAATTTGTATTTTTCTTTTATTTTTTTCATATTTAAGTTAATTAAGTTTCTCTATTTCTTGTTTCATTTCGATTTAATTGGTCTTGTGTTGCACATTTGTGTTGATTAGTCGTGTGTTAGCGTAATTGCTCGTTTATTTCTCTGTTTTCAGAAATCAATCTTATCATTTGTTTAATAGATTGATTTGTAAACAATTCTAACAAACCAACCAATCACTAAGCCGATTAAAAGTATTTTTACCCATTGAAATAAGCCTACTTTGTCAACTATTCGTTTAGTTTTAACCACTTCTTTGATACGCCATTTGGTAACATATTCAATTAATTTAATCGAATCTTTCTGTATCTTATACTTCCATTTGGTTTCGTGCCTAGTCGGTTGCGCTTGATAGTCTGGACATATCGATTCGATATTTCGCACTATAATCGAATCTTTGCCGTTTATCCTTACGGTGTCTAATACTTTTAGAGTTACGATAGCCGTAGAATGCTTGTATCCTCTGTTTACGGCTCTTTGATGTATCTTTGAAGTGTTAGCGCACGAGCACAGGATTAAGACGCTTAGAAGTAGCCTATTCATTTTTAAGTATTTCGTATTTGTGCTTAATTTGGCTTACCTCATATTTGAAGCCTCCAAACATTGCCGCCATTAAGGTCAAATAGATTATTGAAATTACTATAAAAACTATTAAATTTTTTTTCTCCATATTTTTGTCTTTTAGATTGTTTTAAACAAAAATACAAATATTTTATTGATAAGGCAACTATTCTTTTATGGAATTTTTTACGGTCTTAATTAATTTAACTATCTTTTTTGCTTTATCGAGCATAGAATAACCATATATTTGAGTGTAATTTTCGTCAATACTTTTTGTTTCAATTACGATAAATACTAGACTTGTAATTTTTGTACTTAAATATTCAACCGAAATAACGGAATTTAGAAGGCTATTCAAAATATGAAAATCAACAGCGTAAACAAGCAGAATAGCCAACGAATAGCCAAACACTTTCGGCATAAATCCTAAGCGCAATTTTCTGCTAGAAAACAACTTTTTACGCCTAGCAACGGCAATGCCAAAGCACGTGTCGATAAGTGCCATGAATCCAACCAAAAAAACAACCGCAAATATTGGGGAAAAAAACAAAAATAAACTTTCAGCAATAGACATTAGCCAAATACCCATGTTGAAATTATTTTTTAAGTACATTAATTTGTGCATATCGTCATATCGTTTGGTATATCTATATCAATTGTCATTGTCCACCCAGCTAGCAAATTTTCAAATCTTTCTGTAAAAGGCTCGCAGTTTCCAACCGACCCAACTACGATACTGTTGTCCCAGAGACCCCCACGTCGCATTAATTCATAGGCACGATTAAGCACTCTCAATTGAGTGTCTAGTACATCTTGCTCGTTCGAATTGCCTCTAAAAATATCGATTGTTTCGTCCTTTGACATGTCTACCACATCCATCGCAATAAGGCTAACATTGAAACGAATTACGCTACCCTCAAAAGATGCATTATTGACCATCAAATGAACCAAAGGAAATATCGTTTGTTTATTTAAATCTACATCAAATATGTTGCCCTCGGTTACTGTGTTTACAAGTGGGTCGCCTTCAAAATGAGCTCGAATTGACTGTGTTAAATTGTTGAATCCTTGCATTATTATATTATTTCTTTTGTTTGAAATCCAGAAAATGAGTGTTTGGGATTTTTCACTTCCATCGCGTTTTGGAATGCAATTTCTTGTTCACACATCACGTCGAAGTGATACCCAATCGCCATTTTTGGGGGTGTAATTTCTGCCATTTCCTCGTCATAAGTGCCTTGTTCAAGTACTATAGTTCCAATTTCAACAACTGCGTGAACGCCTTGACCGTACGCCAATTCGTCAACGTACACGCCACGTTTAATAAGGTCTTTTAACGCACTCTCTTTATCTGAATAGACTAGTTTGTATATGTTCATATTATTGACGAATTAATAGTTTTATTCTTTTTTGCGATAAGGTGTGACTAGTTGGATTTGTAAATGTTGCCGTTGTTCCATTGTCGTACGTTTCCGTAATTGTTGAAGTTCCAGTTAAACCTGTTTTGCTAATTACGTCTGCATTTCTCGTTACCGTTGAACTTGTTGTTGGGATGTAGGAAGTGGCGTAAGAGCCTGTTTCTAGTTGTGCGCCCCACAGGTAGACGCTCTTCCCATCATTATTAAAATTATGAGTCGTTCCATTGTGTAGATAAATTTGAGTTAGAATTTGTGCGCCAGCTCCGGCGGTGGCTTTAATAGAGCATCTGCAATATCCATTTTCTTCGGATGTAATTAATGCCGAACCATTTGTCCAACTACCATCTGCTTCTACACCACCTACACCTACAACCGTACAATCATCAAGTTTAAAAACATAATCTATACTCCCCGTTGCATTATCTGACATGGCTAGAACAGCATGAGTAAGTTCTTTTTGCTTTAAATACACAGAAAAGATATAAGTGCCATTTGCTGCTGTTATAGTTTGGGATAAGCGATGAACTCCCGACCCTCCCGATGTTGTTATTATTTCAGTATTAATAGTGCCATCTGGTGAGGTTGTTGAATTTGCTGTTACCGTTGCTCTTAAAGTTGCCCAACTCGCACTATTAAACTCCTCACTTCTTAAAGCTAAATTAGTACTCTGCGTCTCTACCAATATACTAGGACATCCTCCACCCGAATAGTCCAATCTTGGTACGTTAATTCCAACACTTTCGATAAGTCCATCTTCGTTAACTCGTGTCGCTGTGGTTGCACGAACTACATTAAAATCAGCAGCTCCATCCGTTGGTTTCAGGGCGTATAATTTACCTGCTTGATAAGCGTTTGGCGTCAAAATTATTGAAGCATCGTCGAACAAACTCATAATAATTTTAGATTTTTAATTGTTTCGTTTAAGCATTTTTTCGCCTCGATAATTCCACCATCTGCCAATACTCTAATTTGAAAAGGCAAAAACAAGTTACCGACCAAATCCGTTTCGGGAGAAACGCTAATTAAATGTATGTATCCCCAACCAATATCATTTGAAGTTCCTTGACCAAATCCAATTTCATTAGTGTTTGCGGCTTGTCCCCAACCAATATTATTTGCCATTTTTTTGTGTTTTATTTAAAAAGATTCGTAATTTTTCGATATTCTCTTTTTTTGGTTTATAAACTTTTTTCAAATGAACCATCCTGTATAGTTGTTAGTTGTGTCGGGGTACATATCTTCATTATTATTTGAGTTGTATTCTGGAAACAAATCTCTATGAAAACTCATATAAGTTATAAATCGTTCTGTGTAATGTTGCGCCGTTTGCCGTTCTTTTTCTAGTAAGAAATCTAACTCATTTTTCTCTACGTTTGTAGCGTTTTCGGAGTTGTGTTTGTACACTCCTTTATTTGCTACTGTATAAGCTGCGTAAGGCAACCACTCCACCATTGACCAATGAATAAGCATAGGTTTAACATAGTCGTCCACGAGGTCTTTGTAGTTGCCCGTTAAAGAATTTGATGAAATATCTGCCTGTATCTTGTTTAATAATTTTGAGCCTAGATAAGTTTGTATGTGAATGTCCTGCGCTATCTTTATAAACTGCACAAACTTGTCTGAATCGACATTTCCGTTGGTCGATGTAAACCTAACTAAATCATTTTTTGTAATTAAGAGGGCTTGTGCCATTATTTGAATCGTTTATTAGATGGTAAGAATCCTTGATTTGGCATGTTAACTGGAAGTTGAGCTACAAACTCTTCGTTTTTAACAACATAGCCTTGTCTAGCTGCCTTTGCTTGTGCTATTTGCTTAGTTTGACCGCTGTTAATATCTAGTCCTGTTCCTGAAAGAGTAGCGTAAACCTGCTTATTCCATCTGTGATGGCAAGAACCACCGCCCTTATACTTCCAAATATCGTATGTATCAGCGCCTTTTGGCCCCCAACCGTTGTTTACTATCTGCGACTCCATCGCCACAATGTCCTCTTTTCGGTAAATCTTCTTGGCTTCAATCATTTTTCTGCAAAAAGCTCTTGATTTTTCAGTTGTTTGACCAGCGTAAACGTATCTGGTTAAGTATTTTATTTGATTAATTGTCTCGTCCTGTTTGCTTGTGATGTTTGGTCTATCCCTGCCTGTTGAAATGAAATTCCAAGCCTTAGTAAGTAGGCTCTTTTCCACTTCTTTTGATAACATTTCATTCTCGTAATCGTCATTATCGTAGTCCACCGCAAACTCATCAATCAATAACCATTCTGGGTCTGCATCATGACCTACTTTAATAAGTTCATTTGCTATATCGTCGTCATTTTGTGCGCTCAATTGCGTTACATCTTGACCTGTTTCTTCCGCTACTTGCTCGTCTGTAATTGCGTTCTCCAGGTCTGTAAATTCTAAAGGTTGCAAGGTCTTGAAAAATAATTTTAATGAAATACCGTTGAACGCTAGAATATCGTCTAAAGCTTCTAAAATTTCATCTTGAATTGGTCGAATGACCATATTATCAAACAAATTTGATGAGTTTTTGAGCTCATCTGCGTTTGAGCTAAATCCATTCGAACTAGCGACACCAAATAACAATGGACTTGTTACGTTATGACCTAACATTATTTTACGCAAACACTCTTCAGACAAGAATGTATAGTTGTCGGCAGCATTTTTTAAAGGAATGTCATCAATCGTTGTTCGGGTCTCCATATTGTCGTTAAACGCAATCACAACTTTTTGACCTCTTGAACCCGTTAACTTGTTCAATACTTTACTTGAAATTATTTCCTGTTGTTCTAAGCTTGGCACTCCATTGTTGAAATTAACGACCTTTGTTCCTGAAAATCCATTTTGAACCTCATTGATTAAATAGTCGGCTATTTCTTCCTCTAGCAAAGCGTAAGGCAAAGCGCCTTGATAGTCTGGATAGGCATAATACTTCATTCCAACCGCATAAGGTTTAGAGTAAAGTATTTCTATCTTATCATTAGAATAGCCAAATGCGGAAAATCTTTTTGGTGGAAATTTCTTTGTTTCTGTCCAATTATCGGAATAATAATATCCGATAATTATTCCATCTTTGTTGCATTTTTCGGATCGAACCAAATTAACGGGAATGTGAAATGCTTTAATTATTTTGTCGTGTTTATCGTTGTAGTGAACCTGTAACGCAAACTGACCGAGCAATTTCCTATCTAATGCAATCTTCCGCAAACAATCTTTATTAAATAGGCTCATCATTTGAGCGTACTCATTTGGCTTAGAATTGGCATTTAAAGCACTCAATCCTTTTCCGTAAATAAGTCTTGAAATGTTGTTTATAATTGCGTTATTTGTGGTCGAATTTGTATATCTGTCAATCAAAAATTGATAGTAATTATTATCGTCCCCAAACTCAACCCACTCATCCCTCTTGGATTCTTGTATCGTGGGCGTGGTGTACGCTGACAGTTGCATTACGTGAATGTTACTCATATACTATAAATTCGTTTGTTGTTGCGTTAGAAATGTATTTATCGTTGTTTACGGAAAAATTAACTAATTCTTGGTCAGTGCAGAAAATCTTCCCCTTAAACATGACAGACGCACCCTCTTTTAGTGTCAATGTGTAGCTGTGATTTTCTACTAATTCAAACAATGCAGAAATAGTCGTATAGTAATCTCCATAAATTGCGCTTATCAAATCAATTACCGTTGTTACATTTGTTTGCTCATCCGTTATTTCAAGAACACTAAACGAGCCACGAGGAACTAATCTAATTTCTTGAGACAATAAAGACGTTGTTAATATAGTCATGATATTATAACTAGAAATCAATGTTTTTGTTTTATATCCAAAAAAAAGAGGGCAACCTAAGCCACCCCCCGTTAAAATAAAATAATTTGAATTAAGCGTTAACGATTGAAGCGGTTGAGAATGCAGTAACTAAGGTAGCATCGCTCGAGGCATCAATTAGATTTGCAAATATTTTCTCCTGACCTACAAATGTAAGTGTGTATCCGTTAAGGTCGCCCATTGCAGTTCCGTTAGATACATTTGCAGTTGTAATTTCCATTCCATGCTCCAAACCAGCCAAAAAATATTGGTTATTTCTGTTCTTAATTACAACATTTGGTCGACCCCACGCAAGTAATTTAACATTTTTATGCGTTGCGGCATCTTGTTTTTTCAAGATTATTGACAACGTTTGCTCAACAAAACTTGTTCCATTTTCTCTACTCGAATTAAAAACTTGTTCGAAAGAATTCGTACCTTTTACCTCGTATTTGTACAAGCTAGATACTCCAGCGACATCCGTAATCAAATCGGTATTTGTTATATCAAAAGTTGTTCCCGTAATATCTCCATAATTGATAAAATAGACAGCATCAATACCTCCAACGGCATCTTTGCACACTTCTAATCTACCATTTCCTAATGCACATGACATATTTTTAAGTTTTTTAAGTTATAAAAAAAGGGAGGAGCGTCTACCCCTCCCCAATTAATTAAATTTGTTAATATTAATTTGCAGCGTTAACTATTCCGTAAGTAACTAACTCACTTGCAAATCCGTACTTTGCGTCTGCCGTAAATCTCATGATTACTCTTACATTTTGCGAACCATCTAAATCACTCATATCTAACACCTTAACTTCGTTTTGATTATTCATCAAACCAGTCGCAAAATACAAATTTGAAGTTTGTCCAAGCAAAGCAGTATTAGCCGCTAAGCCGTTCGCCATGAAGATTTCAACGCCATCAAAAAACAGATTGCCCAACACTTGATTTGTTCCTTTTCCATCGTATCCATTTGCACCAAGTCCAGAAGCACCGAACCCACCAAGCGCACGAATGTACGCTCGGTAAATGTTTTGCGAAACGTATAATTTCAAGTCTTCTTTTCCGTACAATGAAGATGGTAAGGCGTCGACGATTTTACCTAGTTCCGTAATAACATTTGAAGCGTTTACAGTTGTTCCCTCTATTTCTTGACCAGCTGGTAAAGACGCATCAGTAGCTAATTGCGTCATGATACCATCAAACTCGCCAGCCGTTGCGTTAGCGCCTCTCCAGATTGAAGTCTCGATGCTTGCAGCTACTTTTTCAGAGGCATGACCGATTAAAAAGTCAGCAAAGTTCTTGGGCAATGTATCAAATGCACTGAAACCCATTGATAAAGATTCATAATCCGATTGAAAGTCTTTTTTACAAAGTTGCAAATTAACCTGAAAAGATTCGGGCTGCAATATTTTTTCAGTCAATGTGATTGTTGAAGTCGGGTCGAAATCGCACGTCGCATTTTTAACCAATCCATCTGTCGCAATCTTTTTGATTACCTGCTTGAATTTTACGTTTGGCATTACTGTTATTCCTCCTTTTTCTAAAGTAGGGCCGCTTAACAATGCAGCCGCTAGGTATTTACCAGCAAATTCCCCAGCGTAAGTTGTTGTAATTGAAGTTGTTGTTGCCATTTTAATTTTTTTAGTTGTTTTAAATTGTTTTTAAATGTTGCTTATTTTTTCCATTATTGAATGGATTGTTGTTCTGTTTGCTTTTGGCGAAATTCTGAAAATAGAAACTTCTTTTTCATTCTCTGGATTGTAAGAAATTGGTTTCGGTTTTTCGCTTAATTCAATTGGTGCTACTTCTTTCACTTCCTCAACTTGACCAGCTAATTTAACTTTCAATTCTTCTATTTCTTTTTTCAATACTTCAACTTCTTCTGTTGAAAAATGTGTTTCCTTTGTTGTTGAACTTGTTGTTATTTCTTTTTTTGGAGCTGTTACTTTTTGTGATAATACTTCCTCAACTACTGCTTCTTCAGGCACTAATTCTTCTTCCGAAACCGCTTCTTTGATTTCTGCGATAATTCCCTCCTCTGCAACTACTAATACA